CTCAGGTGGGTCAGCCAATCAAGCTGATGAAGTTCTAGCGCAAGTTTATTTTGGATGTGTTTGATAACCTGCACGGCACCAGTCGAGCTTATCTGTCAGTGGCGAGAAAGAACGGCAAGTCTGCACTGATCGCAGCCACCTTCTGGCGCATTTGGTTGGCCCAGAAGCAAGGCAAAACAGCCAGATCATCAGTGGTGCTAGGTCGCGCGATCAGGCTAGCTTGGTCTTTAAACTCGCCGAAAAAACGGTCAGACCGTCGCTTGAGCTATCAAAGATTGTGCGGATCGTTCCCTAGCAAAAGATGCTGGTGGGTTTGATTTGTAATGTTGAATTTAAAACCATAAGCGCAGAGAGTGGGTTTGCGCACGGGCTGTCTCCAGTCTTCGTCATCTTAGATGAGGTGGGGCAAGTACGCGGCCCATACGACGCGTTTATTGAAGCAATTGAAACTGCACAGGGCGCTCATGCCAACCCGTTACTTATCGCGATTTCTACGCAGGCTGCCACGGATGCTCACCTCTTTAGCATTTGGCTGGATGACGCGGCGGCTACAAAAGATCGGCGCATTGTTTCGCACGTTTATTCGGCTCCGAAAAATTGCGAACTTTCTGACCAGAAAGCGTGGAAAATAGCGAGCCCTGCACTGGGTAAGTTTCGTTCAAAGCAAGATATGAAGGATTGTGCCAAGCAAGCTGAAAGGCTCCCGGCAAAAGTAAACTCCTTTAGCTGGCTATTCCTCAATCAGCAGATCGAGGCTCAGTCTCTGTTTCTGTCAAGGGCGGAATGGGAGGCATGTTGTTCCCCTGCACTTGTCGAGGCTGGTGATGTTTGTTTCGCTGGCCTTGACCTTTCGGCAAGTCGCGATTTAACTGTGCTGGTTTTGGTATTTCCAAAAGATGATCAGCTGCACGTTGTTCCGCATTTCTGGTTGCCAGAGGACGGGCTGAGGGACAAGGCACAGAACGAAAAGGTGCCGTGGGATATATGGGCCGCCCAAGGTTATCTAACCACCATAGCGTGGCCAGTTATCCAGCCAGAGGTCATCGCCAGAACGGTGGCAGAGATAACTGAGGAATATCAGCTGCAGCTGCTGGCTTATGACAGGTGACGCATCAATGACTTTAGGCGCGAGCTAGAAAAGATCGGTAGCGAAATTCCGATACAGCCGTTTAACCAAGGCTTTCGAGATATGTCGCCAGCGGTCGATAAGGTTGAGCAACATGTTGCAGAGCGAAAGCTGCGGCATGGCGGTAACCCGATCCTTAACATGTCCGCAGCTGGAGCAGTTGTGCAAAGCGATCCTGCGGGCAACCGCGAACTGCACAAATCAAAAAGTTACCTAAAGATTGATGGGTTGGTGGCGCTGGCCATGGTCGTTGGATCAATGAGCGCAGAAGATATGACAATGCCAACAAGCCCGTGGGAAGATCCTGAGTTTAAGATGGCGGTTTAGGCTTCAGACATAATAGAAAGAATTGGTCCCATAGTTTCTTCAACCATTGAGTGACCAGTTTCTTCAATTGTTTGTTTGCGCATTTCTTGACGCTTTGCGTTTTCCTCCTGAGCGTCTGCCTCAGAAGAATAAATAATAACTGACTGATGAGTGTTTTCATCAATCTTAAACCATATAATGTCTTCAGCTTTAGTATTTGATCTATGCTCACGATGCCATTCTTGCATGGTTTCTGCGCTTGGAACGCCGTTGGGCCAAGACCACTTTGTATGAACTGCATACTTCGCCATTTCGTTCTCTCCCTTGTAAAAGATAAGATTAGGAAACCACAGCATGGGTCTTTTTGGCAACGTTAAAAAGCCGTCTTGAAGTTCGAACACAGTCTAATCTTCATATGCTGTAGGATTTTGTAAGCCTTACTGAGACATTTGAGACTCCAAATATTTTTGGCTCGTGCTATCCTGAGCCAAAAAGGGGGATATAATGAAGAAACATTTTATGTGTACGCATGCATTTTTCGACGACGATGCAAAGCAGGCTTTTGAAGATGCTTCAATAGGCATGACTGATCGTCAGATTTTTGAAATGATGAAAGGTGAAAAAGCGGAAATGTTGGGTCATTGGCGTGGAAATGACGACTTTTTCTTTTGCCATTGGTATGCGGAAGATGAAGACGCTATAATTGATCACTTGGACAAAGTTGGGTTCAATACGCTGATGAATACATTACCCAATGAAATGCCAATATACATGGCGCATGATAAAATCACCGATAAAACAGCTGAAGAGATGGCAATTGAAAATTAGCCCCATGCGCACATTCTTGATATTATTTATAATGACATTCCCGACGTAGGCGGGACTTTGAGAGAAAATTCTAAAAATGGCTGACCTATTAAGAAGGCCAGCCAGTTACTAACCGTGAAACGCATGGGAACGCGTTTATGGAGGAACGGCTGACTTCCCCAACTATTGACGGAAGCCAACCGTAAACTAACAATATACGGAATGCATAGCGTTAGGCACTTACTATCTGTCCGTGGTAAAAAGTGTCAAAGCGTTACCTGACGTCATAAATTTAAAATACCGACAATCTGCCTAAATTTTGTTAAACATTTTTGGCGTAAGCACTATTTCTTCCGTAGAGCTTGATTATTTGCTTTGTAAGTCGGTTTTCTAAATGCGTATTGCTGTTTAACTAAACAGTATAGAAAATTGAGATGAAGCTAAAATAATTGCCAGGCTGAAATTCATAAGTCGCAAAAATCTAGAGGGTTGAGAAGAAATGTCTGCGTGTGCATAAGTTTTTGCAGTTTCTGCGGATGCATCTTTTATATTGGCTAATTGGGATTTGAGGCACGCGTCACCCCAGACAATTGTAAAAAGTGCGGTGGCGATGATTGGAATGCTCAACGCTATCTCATGACCGCTTGTTTTAGCGAATAATAGAAAAGCATAATTCACGCTATTCGCCATAAAAGCGATTGCGGTCCCCGCAATCTGAAAACTGATTGCGTGAAATAGGCCAATCAGACTTGGATCGTTTACGTCCTGTTTTAAATCAGTCATTTAAATACTCCTCAACACCTAAAACGGTACCGCTAGCAGAGCAGCCTAGCAATCAATGAAATACTGCCGTTACCAATCAAAGGTGGGCCGGACTCAGGGATGTCGGTGTTGAGGGGCTGATCGCTCAGCCTATAAATTAATCCTGCATTTCTTCGACTGAATAAACTTTGTAAACACAACCGTGGTCTTTGTCCCACTGCACTTCGGCAGGGTCACTCATGAATGCCCCCATTTTTTCAAAATCATTTACCTGTGCGCAAAACATAATTTCACCATTACCAAGATGAGCGAGGCGATATTCATCAACAAATTCTCCTGCTGGACCTGCCATATCGCTTTCAATCTTAGCTTTTAAAACATCAAAACCAGCTTCTACTGATCCGTGCATAAATACGTTCATCTTATGTCTCCTTTAGATGGGTGTTGAGGGGCTGATTGCTCAGCCCGCTCATTGATTAAGTTAGTTAATAAATCGCTGACAACTGCACTAGTCCAACGATAATAAAAAATGCTGCAAATACTAATTTGAGTGCAGAAATTGGCGTAGCTTGTACGGTCGTTCCAAAGTTCGTGCTTTTCATTTCATCATCCATGTCTGCAATAATGTGCTGCATATTGGTCATAATTCTGATTGCGCCGAATGCACCTATCAAGGTTGGGAATAATATAGATGCAGCAACCACGTTTTCTTTGCCGGATATGTCAGCAAAACAAATGACCATCATAGTAGCGATCTGAGAAAATGTTGTTATGGCCATTACGATCAAAAAGTAAAAGAAAGTTGTTGATTGAATTGACTGCCTTAAATTTTGATCCATTCTCATCTCCTTTTTGGGTGCAGGTCTAAAGGGGCTGATTGCTCAGCCCACTCATTAGTTTTACGCTTTAGGCCATTAAAATTTGACCAACTTGTTCGTCAGTCATTACGGGAACAACTTCCATATTACACAGGTCGCTCCATTGATTTGTGAATGTCCCAACGGCCATA